ACAATTATATTGTGCTGTACGAATGAAACTTTGAACATAACCGAACAGAACCTAACCGAACAAACCATAACCGAACAGATCAGTTTCAGGATGAATAGTGCAATGGAGGAAGCTAGAGAGCAGATGGTGTTGACGGCGTTGTCTGATAAGAGTTCAACTTTTTATCAGGGCATGTTGAAGTTGTTGCGTAGTGCTGACGCAAATGCGCGCAGGCAAAAGTTGATTAAGAAGTATGTCACAGTGCCTTTTCAGGTGTCTGAGGCTGATTTGGTGGAATTGGAGGAGCAATTTGCAGTTCCTCTGCGAGTAAAGGGGGCGTTGATGCGAGCGAGTTTTTCTCCGAGAGTTGCGGCAGTTGTGCATTTGTTGGAGTGTGCGTTGGTCGAGCATGCTATGGCTGGTGGCCGCACCGCTTTGATTGTAGATGGGGACTTGATGAGCGTCGCCGCTGTAGGATTGGACGGAAAATTGGTTGAGCGTACCAATGCTCTTCCTAGGTTGGTCGCAGGCTATTTCATGGAGGATGAGCATCTTCGTAGATTTGCTTCTTCTGTGGGTACGGACATTGCCATGTGTTCGGATCGTTTGCGTCGCGAACAGATCGATGGTGGTGGAGAGCATTTTTGGCCTGAGTTGCGTCGTGACGGGCCTAGTGTCGATGTCGTTGTTGTGAACCATTTCAAGACTCCGGTGGGTCCTAGACAGGTAGCGTATTTTGCTAAGTGTCGACAAGCTTCCGTTATCGGGGGATTCCCTTTCCAGGTGGAGATGTTGTACAAGACTTCTGGTCGATTGGCTTGTTTCCCTGGGTGGTTTTATGTTGATGAGGACGCGGATGTGTTGACATTAGTTCCTGATGTTGATGCTTCATTGTCCATATCTCACCCGTATTCCTCGCTCATGGAGATTGTGAAGAACAACAGTGTAACTGTTGATGGACTGGAGTTTTTGTGTGAGAAGTACATGTCCATTAAGGGTATTATGTATTACTCTATGAAGGCTGTTGAGGCAGAATTTGATCTTCCTGAGACTTTGAGGACTAGTTATTATGATAGCACTGCTCTGGGTGTTACCGTACTTGGGTTTCCTAAGGTGAAGATGTCTGCAGGTGGAGTGCCTATTGGGTTTACCAGGGGTGAAGTGCGTATGCTGTCCGCAAGGTGCAATACTGTGCTTGCAAGATTGATGACTAGTAACAATGCTGTTGTTTCTCCTGCTGAGGCCTTTACGGTTTTGATGGATTACAATAACATGGTGTTTACTTCATTGGACACGGCTAACGTGGCTGAAAGGATGTCTGTGGATGATGAGGAAGGTGCGGCGTTGGCATTGGCTCTTCATGTCAATTGGAAGAGACATGCAGCACGGGGAACGTTCAATGTTTTGATGGATGCTATAAAGCTTCGATACAAGGTCAAGGACGTTGCTTTGTATAAGCTGGCTTATGTTGCCATGGCTGCTTGGTGGTCTAAGCCCAATGTTTCCGGAGTTGTGTCTAGTGAGATTCCGGTGCAGGAGGTTGTGGATTGGTGTGGTAACGACTTTTCGATAACCATGGCTGAGGTTGATCCGTGGATTGAGATAGTTCAAGAGGTGGGTGTTAAATCTGTTTTTTCCTCAAGACAGTTTTCGTGGTTTCCTAGGGTCCCAGTCGAGAGTGACGATGAGTGGTTTGCTAGAGTTTGTGAAAAGGCTATGCAAATGTTCAAGACTGTTAGGTCTGGTGTCAAGCGTGTTGACAAGAGTGTCAGGCCTGCATTGGGTTTGTCTCCTGCGAAGTTGTCTGGTGTTTGTATTGACAGGACTGAAGTTAAGTACACTCCTCCTGTTGTGGAGTTGACTGATATGAAGACCAGATTGTTGCGTAAGATGATCAAGGAGCAGGGTGCTGCCAATGAGGTGGTTTCTGAGGAGATGATTGAGGTGATTGAAGGAGCTAGACCGTTTGAGACTGTCATTATTCCTGTTGTCGATGTTGAGCCGGTAGCGGCTATTCAACATGATGTTGACATGATAGTAGGGCCCATCAATAGGGATGCAGCAGCTAGCGGTTACAGGTTGGCTGAGGTTGAGATTGACAAGGTTACACGTGGCACTTTGGCTATAAATGATGCCAAGCGTGGTCAACCCAAGGCCAAGTGGCTTAGACGTCCTGTTGTTGATGTAGGTGTTGAAGGTTCTAGAGCTGCGTCGCAGGCTACCCTTATGGGCGCCGTGTTCAAGAGGAATGTTGGAATACCCAGCAATAGGGGTGTTGTTGATTTGGATTTGGTACCTAAGCAAGCCGTTGACAAGATTATTCAGGTTTGTTATAGGGACGGTTGGGAAGCAACTGTGATGCGACACATAGATACCGGCATGTGGGAACCTAATGAGGCTGATCTTGAATCTTTTTTGGGAAACATCGACGAGCGCAAGGCTAAAGTCATGTTGGATGAATTTTTCATGGAGGGCACCGTTAATCTCAAGAACTGGCTCATGATGGTTAAGGGAAAGGTCAAACCGTCTAGGGAAGAGGGCGCAGAGTACAAAGTTGATCACGCTCAAACTATCTTGTTTTTGGAGAATTCTAGCACGAATGCTATGTATTCGGCCATTCTTCGAAGATTCAAGAGGTGTGTTAACGAGTGCATGCGTGCGGAGGTGAAGTTGAATGCGCAAGAAAGTGATGAGGAACATGAAGAGTGGTATAATTCATTGGAACCTTTGCGGAAGTCAATGCGTACCACTTACAGCTATGAGGCTGATATTCGGTGCTATGATCGTTCTCAAGAGCATGTTGCGTTGGGTGTTGACATTGAGTTTTACAAGCGGCATGGCTTAGACGCTAGTAGATTGAAAATCTGGGAGCAGACTCATGGACCAAAGAGAGCTGTTTCTATGATGTTTGGAGTAGTGCTTGTTTTGGCTTTGAGCGGTGTTAGTGGGATTTTCAAGACACTGATGCGGAATGGCATAGTCAATTTGGCTAGTTTGCTGGTGTCCACGAATATGCAGCGTAGGGATATTGTTACTTTGGACATAAAGGGAGATGATTTGGATCTTGAGGTATGTAGGCCATTGGCTGTGGAGACTGCCATTGAGAAAATGAGTTTGACATTCAATTTGAGTGCCAAGTTTAAGACCAATGATGTGCGCTATATGTGTAAGCAGTTCAGAATACGCAAGGGTGGACGTTGGTATTTCATGGCTGATCCTTGGGCAAGGGTTCAGTCGTTGTGTACACCAATAACACTTGGTAGTAAGGATGATTCTTTGGTGGAACGTTGGGAATCATTGAGATCTGAATTGCGTCATTACGACAATGGTTTGATGGTCGACGAGGTCGCTGAGGTGGCACAGAAGTATTATCACACCACGCAACCGTTGTATGGTTTTGCTAGGGGTTTGGCAAAGATAGTGTCTGATAGGACTTGTTTTTTCAAGTTTTTTAAGGCACCTGAACGTGTGTGTTAATTGCAAAGCGGTTTTCTTTTAAGGGGTGTACTGTGTTTACCCGCACAGCAGTGAGCAAGAATTTATTTCTTGTGTTTAAAAAAAAAAGGTTACGAAATTGTTTGTTAGTTATTTCATTAAGACTTTCATTAAAATTGATGTGGATTTTGTTCTTCAGTTTTTCTTAATTGTCCTAGGCA